ATTATATATGTTTTAATTAAGTTATGATGCAGATCCGCTGACTGCTTTGATTATATTTCCAAATTCGTTAGTAGTAAATACTGTAGCTATATCAGTTGCAAGTATTTTTTTATCAACAATCCTTACAAATCTATTTCCTGTTGCTTGGTATAGTGTACTCCCTCTATTATTATTTATTACTCCTTCTACCTTATTACCGTAGTTAGCAGGACGGGTTGATGGGAAAGTACTTGATGTAACATATAACACACTAGCAGATACATAATCTGTTGGCAATCTACTATCGTTGTAATAAATATCATCAGAATTTTGTTCTACTGCGTTGATTAAAGTTTTAGCAGAAGCATCAAGCGGGTGTACTGAGCCTTGAAATACTTTTAAAGTCATTGCTGGATCCTCTCCGAATATACTTCCACTGTTTAATCTAGACCCATGATACCTGGCGTTAGTCCAACCTGTTGTAGTATAGTTACTGTATTGAACTGATGCTTTTGTTGCTGTTTGAGAGATGATTGCTTCTAAATTAGTAGGTCTAAGTTGGTCTCCTTTTCTATCAACTACCATGGCAACAGTACTAGTTGAGTTGGTACTAGCATTTCCTATAAGTGCGTTGAAGTCACTATTACTAAACTTATCAGCTAAGTATGGAGCAAATATAAACTCTACATTAAAATCTAATGGAGTTCCTGAATCATCAATCTCTACTGGTAAAGAAAATACATCTGTAGGAGTAGTACGTATAAAAAAGTAACCTGCCTGTTTAGAAATTTCTGTTGTTGCTAATTCGATGGGTAAATTACCCATTGTTAGTTTTATTGCTGTTACTTGAGATAATGTCTGTTCTAGTGAAATATTATTACTACTATTAAATGGAATAGTAAGTCCTAAAACTCTATAAGGAGGGAATAATGCATCGGCTAAATAATACTGCATACCATTGCCGCCTGTTTGTGCATTACTCAATACTTGATCATAAGTAAAGCTTCCTGAAGCTCCATACTTCCCTTCCGGCAGTTCATACGAACCTGTGCCTATACTACTGCTGTAAAGCAGGTTAGCATTACCCTCGTCGTACGAGGTAGGGTTAGTGTTCTTGAATTCTAATTCAGTCATTTATAATTGTTTGTAATGGTAGTTAATCCGCCAGACCGAAGCCCTATACACCTACTTACTCGCCCGAAGGTCCGCTTTCAGTATCACCATTTATGTTAGCTTCATGTCTCCATGAAGATCGGACTATATCATCAGGATTACTCCTGCTGGGCGCTAATTCTGGTTATTAAGGGAAACCATTTTCCCTCCAGTAGTCTCTGAACCTTCTACAAGATGGCTTGTAGCTTGGCTGCTGATTGTCTAATCTTTAACATTGTTACGCTTTGGTAGTTAAAGCTCTAAAGAGTTTCCAGCAATTCACCCAGTTTAAATCGGACTTATTATTAGACAGTCGCCGGTAAAGTCCCTGTATTAGGACTATGGTGGTAACCATCTAGGTTTCTTTCATATAAATATGTATCTAGTATGTTAGTATAAAAATTAACTTCCCTGTGGTAATCAGGATTTGTATTCTCTGGGAACGTAAAGTTATATGTATAACCAGTTCCTAAAGTACCATCTATCTCTACATCTATATAGTATGCAGCTTTATAGTAGTTTCTAGAATTTCTATACTCTTCTGCTAAGAAGTAGCTATTCACTACATTGTCAGCTGTCTGAGTAATTAGTTGCTCGTTATTTCGTTTTTGGAATAATTGATAAGTTCCATCATCTGTTATCTTACTACCATTATGAGTTACTCTAAACCAGTTTCTAAACGTAAAGTAATGTTTAGCAGGAGTATATCTAGCATAGAATGCTGTGGTATCTCCAAATGAACCGGAGGTAATAGTAATCATACTACTTGTTGTAAGTAGGTTGTTAGCTGAGTTATACCAGCCTAAGAATGGATAAGTATTGTACCCGTCTACTGCTTCTGCTGCTAATGAACTATATAGGTTCCAGTTTTGAGTATGTTGGAAGCTACCAGTAGCAGGTATAGTGCTTGGGTAGTTTAATTGAACGGAATCAAATAACCCATATACTCCTTCTCTCATAGTTCCATCTTCAGTCCCGTCAGGGTAGTTAGTGGTAAAGGAATATACTATTCTGTTTGCTGCTTCTGTACTGAAGTGAGCATAGTAGTGGTCTATGTCTGTGTTTGTATCTTCATATATAGTTAAAACAGAAGATGTTTGAATTAATGTATCTGTCTCTTGTGATCCATCAAACCATCCTTCAAAGTAGTAAGGGTATGTTGGTGTAGCATTGGCAGTAATAAATTGGTATAGATCATAATCAACTGAGCTACTTATTGGTGTTGAACTATTACCTACTGCTATCGGATATGTAATTCCTACTAACCCAGGTCCAACAGGAGTGAACCTGTAGAACTCTCCTACTTTAGTTATGGTAAGTATAACATCACAAGCTAGAGGTATTGGTAATGAGAAGTTAAAAGCTCTTAATGAAAATTGAGCAATAGGCTGTGCTTGTGATTTAAAAGGGTTTCCTTTATTTAATTCACCATCTGAAGCAACTAATAAAGAGCCGCTAAACTCTCCTGTATACTTTGGAGATTCGTCTGTTACATTTCTATGTACTAAACCTAAAGGAGAAATAACACTCTGTAAGTGATTAGTTGTAAAAGGTGTTAAAGGTGTCATATCGAAAGCACCGGCACTTGATCCTGTGATAGGGTCAATTTTTATACTTCCTGTATGTATAGTATGTTCGTAACTAACTTCTACTTGCTTAATTTTACTTCTATTAAGCATGTGAGGTTTAATTATTACTCCAGTGTTCACATTAGAACGAGCAGGAATAAAATCTTTTACTGCTTTGAATATAGAGTTATCAAAGAACTTAATAAGTCTTATAAAGTCCCCTGTCTGTCTAAATGCTTCAAAAGGAGTAGCATTCCAATCCCAATCGGCATCTTGCCATACTTTTTGAATTCCATTCCAGTAATTGTATATACTACCTTCTTGTTCGTCTGTAAAGATTTTTTCAGCTAATTCATTCAGTGAATTATAGCTAGGTTGTTTAGCATCTCTAGGATCTCCAATATAGTTATCGTAGTCGAAACTACCGCTAACTCTAGCTTGGATAAGGTCATTTGTTGTATCTGATATGTCAAAGCCTACCTCTACTGTGTGTTGGTCGTCAGAATACTTATATACTCTATCAACAACAGAACTATAGAGAGATAAGGTACTACCGGAGGCTAAACTCCCTGAGTTGTCTAACCTAATCTTATCTAGTGAACTAGTAACGCCTTGTTGAGTAGAAAAATGTCTATTGCCGTCAATAGCAGTACCGCCAAATTGTTTAATAGTAAGCAAGTTATCTGGTATACCGAAGCAGTTAATAAGTGCTCTTAAACCTCTGTTAGTACCTTTTGCTTTTGTAAGTAAGGGTATATTGTGGTAAATTCTTTTATATATCTCTTTCTGATAGTTATCAGCAGGCATTGGTTGTAAATGCTCCAATCCACTTCCAGATGTAATCTGCATGTAGTGGTTGATAATTTCATTAGGATTTCCAGATGTATAGGATTCTCCATTGAAAGAAGCAAATAGATTTTCTAAATTTTTATTACCGTTATAAACATTTATACCGAAACTTTCTATAGCAGACCTAACTAAGTCTTTAGATATACCAAAGTCTAATCTATTATCTGCATCGTACTTATTAGAAACTGCTTTAAAGTATATCCATAAGTTATCGAAATGCTGTGCAAGCATATGTACAAACATTAAGAGAGGTTCGTTTGTTTTATCTTCTCTTAAGTAAGTAGGTATAGAGTTAGTAAGTACATCGTAATTTGTGATATCAAAATTAGATGCTAATTCAGTCTGTTTTTCAAACCAAGTCCTTGACTCTAAGGTTGAACTTACTTGATTTGTATAAGGAGGTAAACTATTAGATTTAGGCCATGAGTTAGAGCCGCTTTCATAATAGAGGTATCTATCATAATGATCAAAATTATCTACGATTCCTTTTATCAGCCCATCATAGTATTCTTTACTTCCTGATGCTCCTAGGTTAGTATAGTTCGTAGATGATACTGTTGATCTATCACTATCGTAACTATCTATTAAGTCAAGTTTATATTTAAAGTTTCTAAGCCTTTCTTCAGCGGAAGAAAAGTGTATGAAATCTCCATAATCAGAATGGTCTATACTAATTTGAGCTCCTTTTTCGTTAAAAAGAGAATAGAGTTCGTAGTAAGAGCCGGTTACTGGGTAACTAAATAATTCGTCAAAGTTGTAAAACTCTGTTGGATTATTAGCAGTATTGTCTAGTCCTGCAGTAAAGTTAGGACCTTTAATAAAAGGTACAGTGATCTTATCTTCAACTTCTTGAAGTTTAATATCAAATGCAGTAGTGTCTGCTACTATTTCTAGTAAGTTACATATATCTTTCTTACCGAATTTTTTAGGTAGAGGTTTTAGTAGTTTAACAATAACGGATTGACCTTCTTTGTGTTCTACTAAGTCTATATTAATACCTGTGCTGATATCATTATTTCCAAATGATACCTTAAATTCAGAAAAGTATGATTGATTTTCTAATTTAGATCTTACTTCAGCAACTGATTGTATTAATTCGTCATCGGTTAGCTCTAAGGTAAGTAACTGTATTTCTGTTCTATCTCCTGATATATTTTCAATAAAGAATCTAGGAGGTGTTTTTCTTAGGTGTAATAAATCAGTAAAGAAGTTATAAGTTAACCTTATATCTCCATTCTGAAAGCCATTTGCTATTGCATCCTTGTGTGGTTCTAGTTGGAGGTTAGATGCTCCTTCTTTACCGGCACCTGCAGAAAGAGTAGATTGAGTACTACTTTTATAGTTTAGTTGGGATTTAAGTAACGTTCCTTCTGGTGAGTAGATATGAAGATCAATAAAATCCTTACTGTCGTTAAAGGTATTGTTTATTGAGAAAGGTCCAACAAGGATCGCATCCTTTTCTTCTAAGGATGTACTACCAATATCGGCTTTAGTTACTATGTAATTAACTTTCTCCACCAGTGTTTGCTGCTATAAGGTTTGCTATTTCTAATCTTTGATCTAATATTTCATTTTGAGAATCAAGTAACTGTTGTCTTAATTCTGCTATTTCATCTAATAGCGGTTGTATATCTTGTTCTATTTCGTTTATTGAAATTAGATCTCCACTTCTTAATGATAAGTACTCGTGTGATTGTTCATCTCCTTGAACAGGGATTTCTAAGTAAAGTTCTTCATAATCTTTAAAGAACTGTTCTACTGTTTTTTCTACAGCTTCAGCTACAGGTTTTTTAAAGCTACTAAAGCTTCTATCGATAACTTTACCGTAGTCATCCTTCCCGTAAACTGTTTTTTTGATTTGTATATTCTTACCCATGTCTAACTACCTTAAATACGTTTCTTTGATCTATTACAATATCACTGCCACCAATAGAGGTTTTCAGAAGAAGTCTGTAGTATCTTTCAGGTTGCAAGCTGTCCATGTAAACGTCAAAATAGCTACTAGTATTATCAGCGCTTACTTTAGTGTAATTCTCGTCAAAGTCTATAATCATTTCATCGCTGTATTCATCTTTAATAGCCCAATATGTATCTTGAGGTAATTTATATTCAGTAAGATAGATTGAGCTTGTAGTGAATGCCCTTACAGGATACTTAGGTCTAGCAGAAATTCTAAATCTAGTTTTGTCTGAATCTATATACTTTTCTTTTTGGTTTTTTATACTTATGGTTGCAATATCAGTTGATAGCTCATCAAGTGAACTATTAAAAGAAGAGTCATTCCATTTAAATTCCATGTATGGAGGAAATACTGTGTTGGTATCAACTCCAAAGTATTGTAACGTAATTGATGATGTTGTTTCAAACTCTAAATTATCTGCTAATTTTATTGCTTGTCCATTATTTTCTATTGATCCACTTGTTACAGCGTCAACAAAAGAAGTTACATCTATGTCTAAATCGAGATTAGATTTCAAGTCAAAAGATTTAGAAGCGTCATAAGACCCTGTAATTAAGTCTCCTCCTAAACTATTCCATTCCTTTGTGTCGCCAGAGCCTCTATATCTCCAGTTAACTCCTGTTCTATTAACAGGATTATCTTCTAGTTTACCTGTTCCGTTATCCCAAGATGATGAGATAGGGTGAGCATTTATTGTGTATTCTTTTGGAATTTCTGATGCATACGCTACATATAGATGGATAGAAGCAGAATAGGGGCCGGATACTTTTGTGCTAAGTGCACTGTTTATTTCTCGATCTTTAAACTTAAGTAGTATCCGGCTAGAGCGTCCTATTCCATCGTCATCAGGGTATGAACGAATTTCCAATATTTCGTCTAGGCCTGCATTTGCATACAAACCGGCAGTAGTCGGTTTAGACCAAATGGTCGTATCTTTTTCTGGGAAAATTCTATATACTGCCATATTATAATGTTGTTACTCTCCCTTCAATATCTTGATTGGGGAATTTTATTTCAAAGCAGCAAGGATCAAAAGAAGGATATACAACATTATCTTTTGTTGCTCCTGAAATGTCGTATCCAAATTCTGAGTATTTCTTACCTGCTTTGTTTACTATGCTTATATTTTTAACTGTTTGTACTCCTTTAACTCTATCTAATGTAGTATACAAGTTTGATAAGTTAAGAGGTTGGTTAATAGTTAATTTATCTCTACCTAATGCTTCTTTAAGTTTCTCTGTACAATTGAGTAACACGTCTTTTGATTGGTAGTTAGGAAGCGCTACTATCTCAAATTGCAATCCTATATTGATAACAAATGCATCTTTAATATCAACTGCATCAGTCAACATCATAAATTGAGATAAATACGTCTTAAGGTTGTTTTTTAGAGTTCTGCTTGCTTTTACTAGCTGACCTTCGTTATTTAGCGCTAATACGTAAAGAGAAAGAGCTAGTCTATTATCACTAAGAACTGTTTCAGAGCTCCTAGTTGAACTATCTTGTGTTACATATACCTTAGCTATACTTCCAAACATAGGTGGAAGAGATAAAGAACGTACTGTGTAATCTTGAAGTGTGACTGTTCTCTGCTGCTCAGCAAAGGATCTCATTGAGTTCTCTCTTATCTCCTGCACCGTATCACCATCCCTACCACCTAATGCAGGCTTAGGGTTATTAAAGGTTAGAGACGCTACTTTAGAAGAATCTAATGCTGTTGTTCCTATTGCATCGATGGTTGTTATTGCATTAGCAGGGGCATTAGCTTCGATTCCTCCTCCTACTATGTAACGAATTGTTAAGGTAGTGTTTGAAGGGGCAAGTCCATAAGACTTAGAGAATAGAAAGTTAGATGGATCATAAGCAAAATCAAGACGATTAGTACCTTGTCTTGTACCGTATCCGATTGAAGTAGGGTCTGGTAAGAATTCATTATCATCTTCTGTGCTTATTCCTGCTCCGAACTGTACTTGTAAAACTCCTTTAGAAGTAAATCTAGTAACAAATCTCCTTGTTACTTTTTTAAGCTTCATTAAATTAGGTGCTTGTGCTTTTTCAACTCCGTTATTTACTTCTGGTAAGAATATTGTATCTTGACCTAAGAAGGGTACTTCGTACCAAATATTACCATCACTATCAGTTATATCTACTACACCTATAATATCTGTGTCAGATATGTTTATTGTAGCAAATTTATTAGAAGTAGTAAATGCTTCAGTTCGAGTTTTTATCTTACCAGAGAATGCTTTTGCTTTCTTCTTTAATAAGAATTCAGAAGGTTCATTATTAGTTAATGAAGCTACTGTTATATCGGTAGGATCGTAAGAACTAGAAAAATTAAAATCTACCTTATCTTGTAGTACAAATACCTGGTTACCTCTTGAAGTAGATTTCAATGTACTATTTTCTGATATAGTGATAGCTTGATCGAAATTAGGTTTAAAGTCTGTACCTATTGCATCTACTAACTGTGTTACTTCTAACTCTGCTTCTGCTACTGTTGTTACTTTTGGTTTATATCCCATCATATATGCTAGTGCATATAAGTTTGCTGGGTTCTTAGCGTGTTGTAAGAAGGTTTCCTGTAGTTGATTATCTTGGTAGAAAGAAAGAACATCTCCTACATATGATGCCATTTCAATGAACATCATTCCAGGTGAAGAAGGACCAAAATCGTTGTAAGCATCAGGAAAATATGCTTTTGCATATTCTACTAACTGTGACTTAAAGTCGTCAAAGTTCCTATTAATGTATCTTATATCTCTAGTTTCTGCCATTATTGCTCTATATTAATTAACAGCTCATCTTTTATATTAGTATTAACTATCTCATATGATAAATAGAACTGAATTAAATTGTTATCCGGTTTTGATGCGATTTGCATTTTGATAGCTTTTACGTTAGGGAAATAAGTTTCCAGTGCTGCTGCTACTAAACCATCAATTTCATCTTCTAGCTCTGAGTTAATATTTTGAAATAATTTCTCTCTAAGGATCGAACCAAAAGTAGGGTTCATATATCTTTCCCCCCTATTAGTTAAAAAGAAGTTAATTAGGTTATTTTTTATAGAGTCTTTTGTCTGGTAATTAGAAGTAAAAACAGATTTAGCAGAGAAAGGTAGTTGTACTCCAACTGCTTTCCTTGGCTGACGATCTATTGGGTTAATTTTTTTTACTTCAAATGCCATTATAGTCCTCTATGTTTGTCTTTTTTCATTGATGCGTCTAGTATACTTTTTGCAGATTTAACAAAATCTAGTTGAGATATATCTATACCGGGGTGTTGACCGTTACCAGTCATTCCCATTGTAGAAGCCATAGAAGAGGCGAGGTTAGGTGCTGCTGCTCCAGGAGTTCCCATAAGACCGTTATAGTCTTCTTTTGTCATAGAAGAGGCTGTTTGATTTATCATCTCTTCTAATGGGACTGTTCCTTGGTTCATTTTCCCTGTTGACCAAGTTCTTCCCAAATCTTTCTGCTTAACGGGTTTATATTCGTTAAACTTTTTAAATTCGGTTTGTGGAGTAGAAGCATGTTTAACTGCTTCATTCATTACTTCTTGTAACTCCTCCTTGACTGCTGCTCTTACTTCTTCACGTATAATTTTGCGTAGTTGATCGAGTTTCATATATATAAATAGTTAGGTTAAGAAAGTTGATTGTCTATTCTGAACTTTATTTCGTCTAATAGTACTTTTTTTGATGAACTAAACGAAGAAGGTCCTTTTATTTGTGTGTTTCCATCTTTTATACCAATAGCAAAGTGCTTAGGGGCTAGTTTAGGAGAGGAAGGATCCTTTACTATTTTTAATAAGTATCCTTTATAGTACAGTTCAGGGTCGTCAATTGCGTCTGATTCTTCTGTTACTAAGTCTTTGGATAAATCTGTTAATGCTTTTTGTATCTCTTGTAATGTTTCTAATGCTATATCTAAGGATTGGTTATTTGCTGTACTTAAATCTGTGTCATCACCTGTGTTACTATTAGAGAGTTCACTAGAAAGAGATGGTGCTGCTAATCTAGAAGAGAGTTCATTTAGTGCAGTGTCTAATTCAGCAAGTGCTTGTGCTTTACCTGTTAGTCCTCCACCAGAGAGTGATTCAACTGCTTTGAACTTAATATCAAATATAGGTAATCCACTTTCGTCTAAGCCCTCTTGAGTCATAATTGCAAACTCTTTACCGGTAATTGGTTTTGTTTCTCCGTTTGGGAGTTTAATATTACCTGGAGGAATTAATCTATAAGCGTCCCCTGTATTAATCCCTTCAGTGATAGCTGAGTCTTTTAACTTAAGTAGTGTATCTATGTCTTTAGCTCCTTTCAAAGCTATATCTATCCCTAGATCCTTTCCTAAGTCTAATTTGACTTGATCAGATGCAGGTCTAGTATTTGATTTCTCTAATACTTTAGAACCTAGAGTAGAGGTAATAAATTCTCCATCTTTGTCTAATAGTTTTAGTTTCTTAGCTTGAT